AGCGTCTCCTACGGTGTGTACCAAATAGTTTCTTCAGGGTGCTTCTGGGCGTCCAGAGCAATAGCGTCAGATAGGTACTTGTCAGCAATAGCAAAGTACTCTGGTGTTGACGTACCGCCTGTCTCCCCACGTTCACGAGCCAACAGAGCTACCGCCATGTGAATCACAGGCTGACTAGGAATAGCCAACGTGTCAGAGTCAGAACTCAAGGCTACGTTTCTGATGACGCTCTTGACCTTCAGAGAGTAAACACCGTCAGGCTTAGGGTACACATCAATCTGTGCGTCACCAGAGCCGTCTATGCCACTAAACGTGTAGTACTGTGGTGCACCAGAGGCAGGAGTGTTTACAAAGAACTTATCGTCAAACCAAGTCTGTGGTCTGTACTCCATAACAATGTTAGACGTATCGTTAATGATGTTCAGGATCTTACCTTGGTCTTGGTATCCCGTAAGCGAGTACGTGTAGTCGTCAGCCGCCGTGGTGATCGTAAGGGTAGACCTAAGATTAGACCAGTCCCAAGCGTTTTCTATGAGTTGTTTTGCATCGTTGATAAAGTCACCAACCATAGCACTGTACGTGTTGGCACTTACGGTTGTTACTGTGTCTTCTCTGAGCCTCCTCAGTACGTTGTTTACTATGTCTAAATAGGTCATACTAAGCCCTCAAACAAGCCTTTCATTACGTTGTTTTTTATGTCTTTTGGTAAAGCGTCAGATAAAAAGTCTACTATTGGAAACTGAGCCGCCGCTAGTAATTCTGGAGCCGCTGTGATGTCAGTAGGTGTCATTTCAAACATACCAGAGCCAAAACTGGAGCCTCCAGCACCACCACCGCCACCACCACCGTCACCGCCGCCCCCAGTACCACACTCTTCTGGATTAGCCGCCGCATACTCAGCACAAGTACAATCGTTACACTCTGGGTCCGTTCCACAGATAGTAGGATTAGCTTCTGCGTAAGCAGAGTCTAAACAAGGGTCTACTATGGGTCCATACTTACATTCACCTTCTTCATTATAGTTAGTAGCATTAGGGTCACTACATTTTTCTACTATGGGTCCATACTTACATTCACCTTCTTCATTATAGTTAGTAGCATTAGGGTCACTACACTTAGTGCCGTCTATTGAACAATCTTCATTAGTAGACCCGTTTATACAATCTCCACACTCACTAGGTTTATTTTGTTCGGGAACAGCGACAACGTGGTATCTGCCTAGAGCTTTACACTCTTCAGGAGTAGGTCCGGGGTTTACAAAGTCAGCGACACAATCACAGTTGTCTGCGTATTTACCGGGAGCACCGTCTTTTGTTGTACAAGGGGTGTTTGGAGTACAATCAAGGGGTTCTACACACTCTCCTGTTATGTCATCTTTTACAAGTCCTCTAGATTGACAGTTGTCTAATGAAGGAATACACGGGCCTGTTGGATTATTAGCATCTGGGTCAAAGCCCTCTTCGCATTGACCGCACGAACTCTTAGTTCCAGCCGCAGTACTAGGAATATACTCTCTGTTTAAGGCGATACAATCGTCCTCAGTGTCTCCGGTATCTTTCCATTCGACACACTGCCCGTCTATTTCTTGGTGAGTACTCAAGCACGGACCACAGCCTGTTACTTTGTCGCCTTGTTTTGTTCCCCTGTCTCCTTGTCTACCTTCTGATGCACAATCAACTGTAAAGTCATCAACAACAGCTTTATCTCTACACCGATCATCAGTTCCTATTTCTTGTGATTTGTTTAAACACCCTCCACACTCTTCTATACTTTTTACTTCACCGCCTTCTCTACCGTAGTCTGAACAGTTAATTAAATTTGTCGGAGTATCTAAAGGAAGTCCTGTTATTTCATTAATTTTGTCTATAACGTCGTTTTTCTTGCCTTCAATTTCTTGTAGGATAATACCGGATATGGTTGTGCCTAGTACACCTGTAATCCAATCAGTAATCTGTCCCGGCGTAACGTCATCTATGCCGCCAAAAATGTCTTCTATTTTACCCAGTACCCAATCTTTAGCTCTCTGAATAAATCCTTCGTCGTCTTCGTCACCTTGAGGAGCACTAAAGATGTCCGAAATAGTGCCACCTATTTCTTCTACTTTATTTTCTAAGTCTCTAACTGTGCCTACGTCTATGTTGCCGGGGGGCATAGGCAAACCGGGTATTCCACCAAGGACACTAGCACTTACACAGTCTTTCCAGCACTGGTTTTCTTCAGTGCCGTCGGTTCCCGCACAATCCCAAGGCTCTTCACCTTCACCTGTTAATTCACAGGTATAACCACCGCTTCCAAAGACAGCTTCTAGGACATCATCAACTGTCATGTCCTTGACTTTGCCTATTTGACCTTCAATCCAATCTTTGATGGCTTGCGCTGTTTTTGTCTGATCTTCTGGAATTTGAGAGCCTGTGCCCTCCATATCAGGACAGTCGTTTATAGTTTCTGCGAAAATACCACCACCACAACTGACGTAAGTGGGGTAGCTTTCTGGATCTTTGCTTAAATCTTTAGGTACAAGTTGACCGTCACTGCTTATTTCGTAACCACATTCATCAGCATTTTCTTGAGTAATGACTTTACAATCAGGACCAGCAGGAGTAGTAGATACGCACTCCCCTCCTTGTATTGTGCCGTCTAAAGGACCGTTAGTAACTGTAGCGCACTTGTCTCCCTCTTTAAGTCCTGAATCACCTACTGGACTTACCTCCCAATTATCGGCGTCATAGCCAATGTCTCTTAAAATAGTCGCAAGTACGTTGTTTCCTTTAAAATTTTCATTGTCAACTGTAGCCCTAGCTATTTCGTTTATTGCTTCGTCAGAATAACCAGCGCCTTTTAGTATTTTGTATATTGACGCATTGTCAGTAGGAGCCTGTACAATAACAATGTCGTTGTAGTAGTCTTCAAAACCTTCTACGTCCATTAGACCACTAACGTCTACTTCTTGCATGTCCTTTAGCGTAGCGTCACCAGAACCGTACTTAACCAGAGCCTCTAGCCAATCTGCCGCCGCTTGACCCTTGCCTTCCAGTTTGTCACCAAATTTACTAATGAAGTCTCTGAATAGCTGAGTTTCAGCAATCTCATCACGGATGAGGTCAGAAGGTATAGTACCGTAGTCAACATCTCCGGGCAAACCTACTCCGGGTTCTACAGTAACTGTAACGCCTCCTGTAGTGCTGGTATTATCGCCGCCTGTTCTAAACATTCCTCTAGCCATGCGTTACTTACCCTTCATTTGCATGAGCTTGTCAGCACCACGTATGCCAAAACTGGCAGTAACAGCTACGTAAAGCAAGTACTGGTAGTAATCAGGTAGTTTGTCTAGCTCAACAAAAGCCATACCTACCCTCTGCATAATACTCAAGTCATCCATAGCAACTCCGTAACACACAGCCAACAGAGGCATCGACAGTACCACAGTAAACCACTCGTCTTTCCACGAGGTTGCACTAGCCGCCGCCATCTCTTGTTCCCACGTAGCTGTGTTCTTGATGACTTCCATTTTAGCTACGTGTTTAGCTTGTGACTGCTCGTGCTTGTTGTTAATCCAAGTCTTAGCGAGTCCAGCTATCGGGCCAATAAGTGCTGTCCACATATCTTAGTCTTTGTCCTTGTTCCTAAGTCCCTGTACTGTCTCTGTTTCCCAGATACGTATTCCTGTCCAGATAATAGTAAACAGAGCGGCAATAGGAGGTAACAGTGACCCAAGTGCCCCTAGCATAGTACCTACGCTCATTACATCAATTACTTGTTTTGCGGACTCATCCATTTTTAAACCCCTTGTATAATACTTGCGGTGGTCCAGATAATCCCAGCAGACACAAGTAGTGCCGTAATAATTGCTGATACATCTAGCATCATTCTTTGTTTTCTTCTTTGTTTGTAGATCAGCTTTTCACGCTTGGCTCTTATGTCACGACGCATCTGCATCATTTCTTTGTACGTGTCCTGACCGTAAGAGTACATGATTAACTCTCTGATCTGCTTTTCTTGTTCCTCTATCTTTTTCTTGGCTATGACAGCGTTTAACGCCTGTGCCTCTACAGATTCACCATCAAACAACTTCTTGAACAACGGCGGGTTCTCTGCTTCCTTCTCTGCTTCACGTAAGTCAGAAACAAAGCTGTACCAGTGTCCTAACTTTTGAGCTACTTGCTCAATCTCAGCGCCTCTGGATACAAGTACCTCTATACCCTTGAACGCAGTAGACGCCATTGCAACAAGTGACAGCGGATCCACATTAAAGAACTCTAACTTTGAGGTTCTGGGCGGCTAGAGATGTAATCCTAACTTTGTTAGCCGCAGGGAAATCCCAGTTGTAGTCAGTACCTAAGATAGCACCTTGGTTTAACGAGTTAGCGTCGTAGTTAATAGACACGCCGTCACTGCTGGGTACTGTAGTACCACTAGACATATTAAAGATAATGGCTAGGTCTAAGTCGTTACCAAGAGTAAACTGGTTAGCATCAGGTACAGCGTCTAGCTGGGTCTTGTTCATTTGGTTGGTAAAAGACGTTATAAGTAAATCGTATTCAAATATGGAGTTATTAGTGTCGCCAACAATAAACATTTTAGAGCCGTCAGCATTAAACTCTATTCCATGCGGATTTGTATCCTGAGACGACACAGAAAAGTTTTGAGAATACGAAGCAGTGCTTATATCAAACCCAGTAGTTAAAGTGTATTCATTTACGTCGTCGCCGTTATGACCAACAATAAACATCTTAGTGCCATCAGAATTAAACGCTATGTCATTAGGGTTGGTTTCTTGAGAACCTACTGCAAAAGACCGAGTATATGAACCTGTCCTTAAATCATAAGCTGTAGAAAACGCAAACTCATAAACTACGTCTCCAGTATCATCAGTAACAAATACCTTAGTACCGTCGTTGTTAAAACACATTCCAGTAGGTGACGCGAGTTGCGTCGGGGCATAGTTGCGTAAATATGAAGCAGTGCTTAAATCAAAAGGTGTAGACAAGCTATAACTAAATATGTCCGCGCCTGCGCCGCCTAAAACAAACAACTTACTGCCATCATTGTTGAAGGCTATGCTAAGTGGGTTTGTATCACGGGCGGCTACTGACAAACTTTGAGAATACGAAGCAGTGCTAACATCAAAGCCAGTAGTTAAATCATATTCGTAAATGCTGTTGTTTGTGTTACCAAGAACAAACATTTTTGTGCCGTCAGTGTTAAAAGTTACATCTTCTGGCACTGTATCTTGAGAAGATACTGAAAAAGACTGAGAATATGAAGCAGTAGAAATATCAAAGTCCGCAGTAGCTTGAAAAGTAGCACCTGTCATAGCTTCCTGCAACGTAGCCAACTCTGTGTTAGTCGTACCGTTAGTCCAAGTTTCTGAGCCGTAAGTACCGTTGGAGTTGTACTGCCAAGTGCCTGAGTTGTTACGGACGATAGACCGTTCGCCATCAGTACTCTTTGCAATCTTCCACGTAGTCCTGTCGTCAGTAGACACGGCGTAGTAAACAGCGCCATCTCCAGCGGCTTCGTCAGCCGTCATAGAGTTAACGTCAGTCCAGTACTGAGAGTCTGTTGAAGCTGTAGTGTGTACTGCGTGGTAGCCTGAAGGAGCGGCTTGTGAGCCTACTGTGTATTCATTAACATCGTTGCCTTGGTCACCAGTAATAAACATTTTAGTTCCGTCGTTGTTAAAAGCTATGTCTAATGGGCTATTATCTTGGCTTAACG